GACCACAGTACGAATGCAGGAGCTTGGCACGATTATTCTTTTCTTTCCGAGAACAAACTCACGGGCAAAGCTGTCAAACGCTACATCAAGGGCTTTGAGCGTGTCCTCGCAGTTTGCAAAGCAGCTTATGCCGAGAGGCAGCGCCGTGGGAATGTTGCTTGGAAAATCGGTCTTGAAATACTGAAACAGGGGAGTGTCCATAGCATATGTGAACGTGTCTGCCATATCGGGATAAAGCACCGACAGCGGCACTCTGTCACCCGGAGCATTGGGGTCAGAAGAACGAAACAAAAAGCACTCCACAAGGATATCATCATCCTTGACGGAATGCTTCTCGAATAACGTGTAATAATATTTGCCCTTGGCTGATACCGTGCCGAAAATGCCCTCGGTAATGTCCCTGTTGTCCCATTTCAATGGGTAGAACTGCCGCCCCTCAACAAACGAGAGCCGCACCCTGCCCCGTTCTATGTATTCCCTCAGAACACAGCCGCCCTGAGCAAATGCCGAAGAGAGAAGCCGTGGAATGTTCTTCCAGAACCCCTCACGGCATAAAAAATCACGAATGAATGTGTCATAAACCTCCGAGCCGCAGGTTATGTCCACCTGCTCAGCAAAGCACTTGTGAGAAAACTCGTCGCACAGTATCTTTGCCGTGTTCAGCATATTCATCTGCCGCACAGTGCCCCTGTTCAGCCCCGCACGCTTCACCTCACGCCATTTGGGGCGACCCTCGTAAATGTCCTGCCACCTGTCCATATATCCGCTGTAAAAGCCGTTATCCCCGGGAAATTCTTCCTCGGGAAACGCCTGCCGCATTTTTTCTATCATCATTTTTCATCACTCCCTGTCTAAAAAAGGCATAAAAAAAACCGCCTGATCTCTCAGACGGTAACAAGCGGACGGAGTTGCACCGCCCATTCACATAATTGTGCGTGTTCCTCTCAACACTTCTACTTGTTATTATGATAATACCACATTTTTAATACTTTGTCAACCATTTTATTTTCTTTACCGGAAGGAGAAAAATCACCCTTTTCATTATGATAATACCCCTTGTGGGTGTGTGGCAAGGTTGGAATACCGTTAATAATATGAGTTTTGTCTAAATCTATCTGCTTAAAATGCTTGTTCTTTTTGTTGTAATAAGTGATATATTTAGGCTTATTATCATAATTTAACGTTACATATATTCGACCTTTAGTCATAGTCTCCAATGGTGGAGTAGCACTGCCGCTGTTTGTCCTGACAAATTTTATATTTCCACTTTGCAAAATGGTTGTGTATTCGGTTCCGTATCGCTTGCCTTTATCGCTCACCCCGCTTGCACTTCCTCTACCGCCCACAGGTCATCGCCTCCCTGAACTTCTCCTGAAACGCCTTTATTCTCATAATATTCCCTCTGCATTCATCGGGAACAGAGCCGTAAAAAATTATTTCCGAAGGACTGAGCCGTTCACACATAGTCTCATAGCCCCTCAGAAATGCCGCTTTCGCTGCCTTGCTGTTCTGCGTTCCCACCGATGATATGGCAACAACGCCGCCCGCAGGTTCACCGTCAAAGCACCAGTCAAAGGATCTTTCATCGCTCCAGCAAACAGTCGGAATGACCTTTATCCCTAATGACTGCCAATACGCCCCAAGCCAATGCTTGCGGTAATGGTTATATATCTGCATAGCCACAGGAAAATCGGTGTACAGCGAAAAATCGGGAGACAGCACACAGGCAAACAGTGAAAGCGTGTTTATATAATCCCTCGGTCTGTTCCATACCCTGAAAAACTGGTAATCATCAAGGAAGAAATGCACCGCTTTTTCTGCCCTGTCCTTTGCAGTTGCGGCATAATTAAAGCCGATAAAGCCGGAGAAATAGACTTTATCAGCCTTTATAACAGGTATATCATATCTCCCGACAACATCGGGCGTGAACTTTTCAAGATTTTCATACCGCTGTTTTTCGGGTATCATAAACCTATTGTCCTTTCCATCATATCGTTCATATACGGCTCCGTGCTGTACTCCTGCGCATCGAGATTATCAATGTTTGTTGTGCCGTCATCAAGGCGTACATCAGCCGTTTTGACCTTGCTATCCCACATAGCCTCTGAGAGCGCATCTATGGTCGATGTACAGCCTTTAAGTATCTTGTACCGCCCTGCACCCATCATCACCGTGTAGAAACGTATGCGGTCGTTTATGGGACCCTTTCGGGCATTATGTATTTCCACACACAAATTTCTTTTCGCCGCATCTATGCGCATACCCTCGATGAGTGTCTGCTCTGCGCTATCGCAATATACATTGACCAGCGGAACGCCCCCGAGAATGAGCCTGCATTCTGCAATAAAGCCCGCAAAATCAGCATATAGCTGCTCAGGTGTCGCAGCATCTTTCCTGCGGTAATCGTGAACGGTCACCATATCCCGAAGCCCACGGGTGAAGCCCGTGCAGTTGAATGCGTGGGCTGATTTGCCGCCGCCGAAGTCAACCCCGACAGTGGCAAGCACAAGGTCAAGTCCGTCAAGACTGTCAATGATAAAGTCATTCGGACGGTCGTTGAAACGGCGGTATATAATGCCCTCGGCATTTACCCATTTTCCCAGCACATAGCGGTCATAATATATCGTACCCGCATACTCGGTTTTCAGAGCCTTGACAAAATCGGGGTCAAGCGTGGGGTTGTCATCGAGAGTGTATTTCTGACAGTAAATATCCGCATCACTGTCAAGGAATTTCTTGAACCAGTGCTGACGCCCCTCGGGATTGCACGTCCCGTCAAAACGGCTGTAAGGCTTGTCAAGACGTGATTTCAGCATATCAAAGACAGCCTCGTTCCACGTCACGACTTCATCGCCATAGCAATATTTGACCGACATACCACGTATCTTGTCAACCGATGTTTTTTTGTCAGCTCCGAGGCAGTAACACCGCTCGCCGAACAGCATAGCCGTGTTGTCAGTCGTGCGGATTGGCTTCACCAGTTCATCGCCCCACAGCTCCTGCAAGGGGTATATGACGTTTCGGAGCAGTGTGCCCTGAGTATGCCCCAGAAGCAGCACAGCCCCCTCACGTCCCGCCACACTGCGAATGCGTTTGGGTATGGCGTAATAGTCCATATACGTCTTTCCCGAACGTGTCGCACCTGTCTTGACGTTCCATCGGTGCGTGGCACTCCGAAAATATTCCTGCTGCATATCCGTGAACATCAGAAGCCCCCTTCGATCTTGCCGAGGACTTCGTCAAGCTTGGAGAGTGCCGCACTGTCTCCCTCGGAAGAAGCCTTTTCCTTTAACTTAAGCTCACGCTTTTTAAGGGCAAGCTCCTCGTGCGCAATATCCTTGCCGAGTATCTGTATCACCCTGTCAAACGCCTTTGTATCGCCCTGAGCAGCACTGAGAAACATAGACATAACAAGCACCATCTCGTTGTCCATATCATCGGGAGAAATGCCGAGAGCTTCAAGCTGCTCCCTGTCATTGGCAGCAGCGGGAAGCTCAAGCAGAGCCTTCATCTTCTGCTTCATATCCTTTTTGCGCCGCCTTGCTTCACCCGATGCCTTGCCGCCTTTTTGAGTGATTTCTCGGAGTTCACTCGGAGTTCGTTCGGAATTTGATATTAGATTTTTTTCATTCACGGGTCACCACCTGCCGAAAAATAGGATAAAAAAATCCGCTTACAGCCTTTAACCGTAAGCGGATTTAAAAAAGCGGATATAAAAATTCACTATACTCATTTTAGCACAAACATAGTGACATGTCAAGCATTTTTTGAAATTTTCACAAGAGCCTTGCCGTGAAGCCTATGTACGTGCCGCACACTGATTCCCATTTTGGCAGCAATCTGTCCCCAAGACTTGCAGTAAAGATAATGCAGGTTAAGCACTTCCCGCTGCCGTTCATCTTTCACAAGGTAAATGAGCCTGCCCGCCGCACAATACGGGTTTGAAAGTTCTGCTTTGCATTTGTCCGCTTGGGTTTCATAATCAGATACCTCGCAATATGATTCTTCAACGGAATTTCCGTTGCGCTCATATTCTGCGCCTGTGCTGTTATATCGCACTGTTTTGCCGTCTGTAAGTCTGCTCTCATAGCTTTTGTGCTTATTTTTGGCGTTAAGGTACTCAATGCCCGCTTCCCGAGCTGAGCTAAGTATCTTTTTCACTTCCTGTACTGTCATCTTCAGCCCTCCTATAAGCCGTGTCTAAAATTGATTAACCCCTATTCTTTTTCAGTCATTTAATTGTAGAGCTTCTGATCTCACGAATACGGGCCTTTAATGCCTCCAGCAATGCGTCCTGTACGTCCGCTTTGCCCTCAAGGGCTGCAGCCACGTCAACATCACGTGTGTCCTGAGTAACTAACCGATGGATTATCACCTTATCGGCCTGCCCCTGTCTGTGTAGTCGTTTGTTTGCCTGCTCATACAGTTCCAGTGACCAGTTAAGTCCAAACCAGATTATATGATGCCCTCCTTGTTGTAGGTTCAGACCGTACCCGGCGGACGCAGGGTGCGCCAGAAGAATGTCGATCTTTCCGCCATTCCAGTCCTGCTGATCCTTGTCCGTTCGAAGCGGTCTGACTGAAAGAGAGGTCTTTTCCAAATGTTTTAGTATGCGTGTAAGCTCATGTTGAAAGTTATAGAACACAAGGGCGTGCTGCCCGTTGAGACCCTCGATCAGCTCGGAAAAAGCCTCAAGCTTTCCGTTGTGTATTTCAATAATATTTTTATCCCCGTCATACACGGCGCCGCTTGCAAATTGCAGCAGCTTTCCCGAAAGCACAGCGGCTGTTCCGGCATCAAGAGTGTTTTCATCTATCTGCAGCAGCATATCCCTTTCAAAGTCTTCATACTGCTTTTTTGTCTTTGCATCAAGGAAAACGGGTACATCGACCGTGATACAGTCAGGAAGGGAAAGATAATCGGAGGCTTTCATAGATACGCATATGTCTGAAATAGCATCTTTTATCGCCTCCTCGGCTCCCAGCTTCATCTTGTATGTGGTGAAATGGCCTCCGTGGGTTTCACATTCGCAGTATCGTGTACGGAATTGCGTTATTCTTTTTCCGAGCCGCGCGCCCTGATCTATCAGATATATCTGCGCCCACAGGTCGGTCAGACCGTTGCTTGCGGGTGTACCTGTTAAACCGACAAAGCGCTTGATGTGCTGCCGAACGTAGCAGAGGGATTTAAAGCGCTGTGCCTTGCTGCTTTTGAAGCTTGAAAGCTCATCAACAACGACCATATCGAAACGCCAGTTGTTCGCATCGTATTCCACGATCCACGGAACGTTTTCTCGGTTTATGACATACACATCTGCAGCGGTATTTAGTGCACGTACCCTCTGTTGTACGGTTCCGATGATCTTTGATATGCGCAGATGCTTTAGGTGATCCCACTTTTCTGCCTCAGTGCTCCACGTCATTTCTGCAACCTTTTTGGGGGCGATGACCAGCACTCTGCTGACCTCAAATCTGCCGTAGATCAGTTCATTTATCGCCGTAAGTGCTATGACTGTTTTTCCGAGACCCATGTCAAGCAGTAACCCCAGATCCTTGTCCGTAATTATCCTGCTTATGCAATAGTTTTGATAATCGTGCGGCTTGAACTCCATTTTTACCGCAGCTCCTTTCCAATCACGCCCAGAAAAGCTTCTACTTCGGAAACTGAACGCAGTATTACAACTGTCTGCTTCATGTAGCGCAGCTCTTTTATCCGAAATGCCTGCTGCTTTGACAAGGCACCTTTCGGTGATTTCAGCTCTGCAAAAATAACTGTGCCATTTGGGAGGCATATTATCCGATCGGGCACGCCATTGCTTCCGGGCGAAACAAATTTATATGCCCTGCCACCGATTGATTTTACGCCACACAATTTTTTCTCGACTTTGTTTTCGGGCTGTCCCATTCAGTAATCACTCCTTGTAACTTTTTCGCGCACGCACGCGTATGCACATATTTCATTTAGGCGTATTAGGCGATATATATTCTCTCTATGCTCTCTATTTTTCCTTTTTATATAAGTTTAAAGTTACAAAGTTACGAAACAAGCATAAAACGTTTATCTGCACCATTTGTACCCGTAACTTTGACCGTAACTTTCTGTAACTTTCGTAACTTTGACTGTAACTTTGAAGTCTCAAAGTTACAGAAAGTTACAGTCAAAGTTACAGCTTTTCTGAACGTATAAATCCTTTTTGCACACCGTATTCCGCACCGAATCTTATAGCTTTTTGAGACTTATCCCAGCCGGGGATCCTTTGAAGAATACAGTTTATTTCAATAGAATCACTTCTGCGCATAGTCCTCAGATCTCCTCCGAAGCACTCGCACCATATTTCCGCCGCGCATATCTTTTCTCGGGCAGTTCTTTTGACTCCTTCCTTCTGAAAGTCTGCCTGCCAGTACATACGGCGCTGCGTTATCGAGCGTTTATCCCAATCGGGCAATATTTCACGTGCAACAAACTCACGGATAACACCCTCCTTGGAACTCTGCTCAGAGTGTGCTTCCTGCACAGCTTCCGCAAGTTTAAGAGCCTCACCTGTAAGATACAAATTCTCACCCAGTTGCCAAGCCGTAAGCGCTTCTGCCCATATCTGCGGCGCTTCTGCGGATAAATCACTGAATACATTTTTGGTCGGCTCATGCACAGCACAGTCTATGGGCCAGAAACGGCGGTTTCCGGTTTTATCCCGAAGAAACTCCGATTCGTTTGTTGTTCCGAAAAACACGCATCGCCTTGGATACACCGACGTTCTGCGTCCATATGGCTCACGAAATATGTCCTCGACCTTGGATAAAAACTGTTTTACAGCGTTAGTTTCAGCACGGTTAAGGCCATTAAGCTCACCGACTTCATTGATCCATACGCCCTGCAGCATCTCGCAGGCTTCTTTGCCTTCAAAAGTTGACAGACTGTCCGAAAACCACTTACCGCCGAGGATCCTCAGCAGGGTGCTTTTGCCTATGCCCTGTGGCCCTGCAAGTATGGGCATGGTGTCGTACTTTACACCCGGGGACATAACACGCGCCACAGCAGCTGTCAGTGACTTCCTGGTGGCTGCTCTTGTGTACGCAGAGTCCTCCGCACCGAGATAATCAATGAAAAGGGTATCAAGCCTCTGTACTCCATCCCATGGCGGCAGAGAAGTCAGATAATCCTTGACAGCGTTATAAGTATGTTTGTGGCATGCAAGCGAGAACGCATCAAGGATACGCTTTTCACCCGTTATGCGATACGCCTTTTCAAGGTAGTGGCGAAGCCCGGAATCGTCATTGTCCGTCCATATGCGGCGCTCAGAGCTGCTGTCCCACGGGAGAACGCTAAGGGCATAAACTCTATTGCTGAATTCTTCATAGACGATCCTGTTTTTAAGCAAGGGGTCATTTTCGAGTATGATAAGTACGTTGTCAACAGTCTTTGCCGCTCCGCCGCTTGATGTTGAAACCTCAAGTAGTGATATCCAGTTTTCGATTTCTGCCGGGGTTTCTGCTCCAAAGGCTTCTACCGCCTGCTGGTACCGCTCTGTGTTGAGTAGGGCGGCAACAGCTTTGTCAGCCGCAGCAAAGCGGCACATTTCTGTGTACGACGGCAGCTTGTTTGTGGGCGTATCAGGCTTTGCATCATCGTCTCTGTTGCCGAACAGATGCAGCCTTGCAAGATCAAAAGCATTGCAAAGCTTACCGCCTGCAGGATCGGTCGCATGATGGGAGTAAAGAAACTGACCATCATTGTAAACGACTGCACCTCCTGTTGTCGAACCGCCCGAATAGGTGAAACGACCGTCCGTTCCGCACGGGGTGTACACATCGGGAATAATCTCATATATTACTCTGTAAATATCGTACGTCTTGCAGAATGCACCGACAATGCCGCTCTTCTCTGTAGGATCTGCCTGCTTTGCCCCTTTGGGTATCTTGGGCGCAGCAACGCCTTTCCATTCTGTAATATCGTGCCAGTCGGTGTACATCGCGAGCATTCCGTCTGTGTCTATAAATGGGTTATCTGCATATTCACATATATACGTGCTGTCTGATGAGCAGGACGGCCAGTACATGAGGCGGGAAGCTTCGAATGTAGTCGGGTCGCACATATCCATTCCGACGAATTCTGCCAGCTTACGCGCCAGGGGCTCGTATTCGTCCGCTGAACAGGGGTGGCTCAGAGGAATAAGTACTCTGAGTCTCGGAGCGGCTTCACAGTGTTTGCGGGTGCTGTATATGCAATAACCAAAGCCCAGTCCGTCGATCTTTCGCAGCACATGCTGCGTTTCGCCGGCTCTAATGTTGTCAAGGTCAAGGGTAATAAGATCACGCTCTGCAACGGCGTCCGCTTTGCGTCGGCTTCCTTTAAGCAGGCCGCCCACAAAACCGCCTACGTCTTTCAGATCGTCCTGCTTTGATTTAGGCAGGGCAAGGTATTCGGCAAGTGTTTCCGTACCCCTTGCGGGGGTACGGAGCTTTTCGCAAAGCTCTGACCACATTATTTCCTGGGGGATCCAGCTGACAGCTTTTCTGCTCGATCCGACAGTGATATTTAAAAGTTTATCATTGAGCATATTTGCCCCCCTGATAGTTATTCTTTTTTGTAGTAGTCTCCGACAAACCCGTCGGCGTTGAGTATAAGCCCCGGCGCCCATGCAATGGGCTGCTTCATAAGGCTGCATAATGCGTCAAGATCTGATCTGTCTGCAGGACAGTCAACAACCGCCTCATCGTGTATGTGCATGACCGTCTTATAGCCTGCCTTATCAAGTCTGTCAAGCGTAACGGCGAGGCAGTCACGGGCGATGGCCTGCACTACGTTTTCAGTCAATTTTCCGCCGTATGTTGACAACCGTCCCCACTTTTTGGAGTTGCCGTCCTGCCCCATGTAATGGACAGCGGGTTTTCCAAAGCTGTTTTCAGCTATCTCCGGAAACGGGTAAAACATTTTTCTGCCGCTCGGCAGTGTTATGGTCATGCACTGTAGCCCTGACGCGGGATCAAACTCGTAATGGAACGTCAGGCATTTTACAACGTTCGGGCGGAAATTCGTGACAGTATCGAGAGCAGCCTGCTCCATTGCATACCACAGATCTTTTATCCTCGGATTTGCCTCCCGCCATGCCGAAACTATCTCGGGAAGCTCTGCTTCGGAGAGACCCATTGACAGCGCTCCCATATTTATCAGAGCGCCGACAGAGCCCTGATAACCAAGAGCCAGTTCGGCGACTTTGCCTTTAGCCCTGAGAGCGTATTCGGGATTACCTTTTTTGATACGTTCGATTGGAACATGGAACATCTGCGATGCCGAAGCTTCATATATTTTGCCGTGGGTTGCGAATACTTCCTGCCGCCAGCTTTCACCCGCAAGCCACGCTATAACACGTGCTTCGATGGCCGAAAAATCCGCCACTGCGAATTTGTTGCCATCGGAGGGGATAAACGCAGTGCGTATCAGCTGTGAAAGGGTGTCGGATACGCTGCCGTAGATAAATTGCAGCATGAACGTGTTTCTTTCCTTCACGAGTTCACGGGCGATAGAAAGGTTTTCTATGTAAGTCCTTGGAAGGTTCTGCACCTGTATCAACCGCCCTGCCCATCTGCCCGTGCGGTTTGCGCCGTAAAACTGGATAAGCCCTCTCGCTCTGCCATCAGCGCAGACGGCGTTTTCCATTGCTGTATATTTCTTTACCGAGGATTTCGAAAGCTCCTGCCGTAGCTGCAAAACACGCTTTACATTTTCCTGCGGAATATCCTTGTCGAGCATATCGGATACAGTTGCTTTATTGAGATTTTCGACTTCCATGTCTATTTCGGTTTCAAGCCATTTTTTCAACTGCGAAACAGATTTAGGGTTATCAAGCCCCGTGATCCTGACAGCTTCTTCGGTCAGCTCTGAGTTTATCTTGTCTGCGCAGCCTATCGCCCCGCTTACAAGATCAAGGTCAAGCCGTACCCCGTAAGCGTTTATCCGCTGATCAAGTTCCCATTGAAGCTGCACATCAGCGGGTACGGGGAACGCAGACAGCGTATTGTCAACAGTCATTTCCGTAACAACGTCCTGTACGCAGTAGGTTTTGAACAGATCCCATTTTTCAGGTGCATGATGCGGGAGATTTCTCATTCTGTTGCCATTCGCCGATGAGGGTTTACACGGCTTGCAAAAATAGTTTATCAGCGCTTTGCCGATACCCATCTTCTTTTTATCCTGAGGCAAACCGAGCGCTTCACCGACTGCGGCAAGGCCACCCGGAAACCCGCAGTATAGTCCGTGCAACATAGTGCAATGCCATTTTGACAGCCATTGTGCTCTTTGATCCGCTGATAAGCCAAAATGCTTTGAAAGGCAGTACCACTCAAAGGCGGCGTTGTAGGCGTGTAGTATGCAGTCGGACGAGAACATCAAGTGAACTATGTATTCGGAAATAGAGTCCCCCGTAGTCAGATCCACGATACGCACAGGGGCGTTATCAAGGCTGTAAGCAAAAAGCAGTATCTCGAAATCATCGGACTGCACATATTTGTACAGTCCGGATTTCTTAATATCTACGCTCGAATAAGTCTCAATATCAATCGAGATATTGTGAAGCATATTATCTCACCTCAGAACGGGATAACAGATCCGCCGGAGCTCTGGAAAGGATCAAAGCCCTGGGGATAAAAGGGAGTATTCTGCGCCTGTGTGGGGTAGGTCTGCTGAACAGGCTGAGCGTAATTCTGTGGCGCCCAGTTCTGCGGAGCTGGCTGCTGATACTGCGGCTGCTGTGGAGCTGCTCCCATCGGAGCGCCGAAAGCTTCCGCTGCGGAAATTCTTCCGCCTAAAGGCTCACCGTCTTCAAGCTTTTGCACGGCCTGAAGTCCAATTCCTACACCCCTCTTACCATTGGAGTTATAGGGGAAGAAGTTGACGCATACACGGGCGTAGCAGCCGCTGTAAACATCGGTCTGATTGATAACGGGGTTAAGATTAGCGTCAACGACCTGAGGAGCCTGCTTGCTTGATGCAGTGAATACCCAGTGCCCCTTGCACTCTTCGCCGAATGCTTCTCCGTTAGGGCGCACACCGTCGCCGTCATGGATAGCGGTTGCGACAACAGGCGGCATAACACCGTTCCACTTCTTAGCAACACCCTGCTGCTTAGCGGCGGTGACGGCGGCGTCAATGCGCTGCTTTGTTGCGATGTCTGACTTTGGGATAAGCACAGTTACTGAGTACTTTGCCTCCTGCCCGGGATTGTTTGCATAGGGCTCAAAAAGGTGAGTATATGAGAGCCTTGCACGGTCGGTTGTTACAGTTGTTTCGGTCATAGCCATGATTAATTTCCTCCAAACATTTCTTTTACATCGGGTTTAAATTCTTTCCTTTTATCATCAGCGGGGGCGAGAGCGGGTTTGCCCTGCGGTTTTATAATCTTATCGCCGATAAGCTCTTCAAGCTTTTTCTTCGTGACAAGTTTTTCGAGCTCGGTAAGGTTAATGGGTTTGCGTTCATAAAGCAGTGCCTCATCGTAGCCATTTGATTTAAGTACATCAAATGCACTGTCGATATCGGATATCTTGCGAATGCTTCTGCCCTCGACGACCTTCCACCCTGATATATCAGTTCCTGACAGGATAGCATTCAGCGCATACTCCTCGAGATCTGTTACCCAGTTCTTTAATGTCTGGGCCCGAGTAAGGACACCACCAATCTCTGTGTCAGTAAGCAACTCCTTAGGCACTTTTGCATCATTTTCAAGAGCAAAGAAGCTTTCAGTCCTTGCTCTGCAGTTTGCCTTCGCCTTGCAGAAACGGCACCAGTCACCGCATTTGAAGTCGCCCCCGCCGTTGTATGCCAGCTCAGCTATGGGCTTTATGCTTTCGCCCCATGCGGTAATGTCGGTGTAGCTGATCTCCCACGACGAAATACCATCGGTAATACGTGGTTGCACGATATGCAAAAACACATGCTGTATATCATACAAAAAGCTATATTCTGCGACAGCACCCAGGGCGTAAAGCATAAGCTGTGGGTTATGCTCTGCACTTACGGGAACGCCCTTACCGTATTTAAAATCAATGATATGCAGATCGTTTTTACAAATCAGTACGCAGTCACTTGTTCCGAAACCGTCTTTTGCGATATGAGAATAATTCAGCTGTTTTTCAATCACAACATACGGTTTTGCTTTGCTGTACTTATGAGCGATCGAAAGTACGTAGTCGAGATAGTCATCTGTGTACCCGTCCATTTCGGGCGAATAAGCTGGATCAGCCTTTATAGTGTCAAAAGCCTTTGTATACTTTGACTTAGGCATGACCTCAAACTTACGTCTGAGTTTAAGCTCAGCAAGCGCATGAGCAAGAGTACCCTCAGCAGCGTATTCACTGGGCTTGTCCGGCATACCCTCGGTCAGTCTTATCGACGGGGGACAGTTTATCCAGCGCTTGGCTGCCGATGCGGATAAAAGGGCATGTACCTCGGGCATTATATCTTACCTCCCAGCGCACGGATACCGTTTGCGAAAGCAGGGTATGAATCCTTAGGCAGCTGCTGTATGCTCTGTACATTCTGCATGTTTCCCGCAGCATCTGTAAAAGTGAACGAGTGCAGAAGATTAAGCAGTTCTGTCTGTCTGCCTGCCTCGCATATGGGTCGTGCGGCAAGGGCAAGCTCATCCATGGTATACTCACGTGATGCAGTGGGGATCATCTGAGCAACGGGAGGGGCAATAGTAACCGCCTGAGTAGGAACCGTCTGCGCCACGGGAACGGCAGTCGGAACATGTGGCATCTGCTGTGCGGGTGTAGCCTGTACGGCTGCAGATTGTGCTGTGGGAATGGGGGCTGTGGGGGTAGGCGCATAGGGCACTGAGAGAAGCTTGGCGATTTCAACTGCCTGTGCTGGGGATACTTCGATAGTCATTTTGATACTCATAGATCATTACCTCTTTCTATTATTGTTTTTTACTTTATTTAATGCTTTTTCAAGCACAAAATCGGGTACGATTACCCCGTCGGGGCGTAAATGCAGATCAAATGCTTCATGCTGCATCGATTCGGAAAAATATGACGAGAGCCATTGTGTAAAATTTATAAGGTCGCTATTGCTACTGCTTATAATGGCGTAAGCCGTGAGTGCTCGCCTGTCGGTTTTCGTTTTGGATTTAGCTGCTATAGCACGCATTTTGAGCCTGAACTGTGCGTTATCGACTGTGCATGAAATCTCGCATTCGGGTATAAGCGTATAAAATGCCTTTTTGGATAAGTTGTAGAGCTCTTCGGCGCTTACTCTGATCTCAGTCATATGCTTCTTCCTCACTTTCTGCGTCGTCCGAAAGTACCGCACGCTGATCAGCAAACTTTATCATTTCTGATGCAAGATATGTAAGGCTGTGCCCTGTGACTCTTTTGTGGGACGGTGAAAAACAAGTTTATCCTCCATACTTGACAACCTCCTCTGAATATCCTATAATAGGATTGTCTTATTTATCTTTTTGCCGTGTACGGTTGCCGCCGTCACGGCTTTTTCTTTATTCGTCATCGACATCACCCTCGTTCGCAAGATGAATGTTTTCAATATACTGGCACAGCGTAAAAATCGTTAATATAACGACAATGCCAACAGCGGAGACATGATATGCTGCCTCAAATATTACTGCTATCACTTGCTTCCCTCCTTCCTTTTGGGGCAAAATACCCGTCGTCCGCAGTGTCAATAATGTACTGAGGCGACTGGACATACAGCCCATACGTCATGCCCAGCTCATCTGCACGGCGGCTTACCGCCTCGATGCTTGGGGCTTTGGAGACCTTAGGTGTATCACTTTTCTTTTTCTTCGCCATATGTGCCTCCTACGTCAACAGGCTTTCCAAAGCTGACGCATTGGGTTTCAATAACAGTCCGTGCCACAAGATTGTCCACTGCCTTTTTGTCCTCATCGGAAAGCATTCTATAGACGCTTTCATAAAGCACATGATACGCAGCTGCATACAGCGGAGCTGTTTCCGATGTGATCGGGTTCTGCGAGGCAGTATTCTGTGCGACGGTCTGGATAAATGTCTCTATAGCCTGTGATACCTCATTATCTGTGGAGGCGTTTGCTACGCTGATATAGAAGTCACTGAGAGCACTCATGTCATCACCTCCCTGCAATCTGTGATAACCGCCTCGACCAGATCGTCAAGACTGTTTTCAGCGAAAATCCTGTCCCTTGCCTTAGCTTCGGCAGCTTCTCTCGACCCAGCCGATACGCTGTACACATCGTTGAATGCGCCGCCCTTGAACCTGAGGTGGACATATACGTTGTATGTGCTCATTACTTTACACCTGCCTTTTCCTTAGCCGCTTCAAGCAGCTTCTTGTCGATGATACGCTTGAGGCATTTTGCCATAATCTCAGGGCTTGGCTCGTTCACGAGTATGATCCTGCGTCCGCTTTCGGACATCATTTCTCTGATGATTGGCTTTGTGGTTTCATTCATATTTATTTCTCCTTCTTATAATATTTAGACGTGTTAATATTTTATAAATTGTGCAGGTTGACAAACAACTCCCAAAGTTTTTCGTAAATACCATATATAGTTATTTTATTGACAATAATTGCTATATGTAGTATAATTAGGCTATAAACTAATATGAAGGGAGGAATGTTCATGTCAAACACTAAGCAGACAAGTGCGTCTGTCGCTTCAAAAGCATCGACTATTCTCAGAGATGGTCGATACAGCAAGACTTCTAAGTCAGTTGCCGGAAGCGCTCTTTCTCAGACCAAGACATCTTCTAAGAGCAGCAAGAAGTAAGCTTGGTAAAATTTAGTTTTCTTTGGCGGAGTGCGAATGTACTTCGCCGCTTTTTTTGAACAGTACCTGTACCGGAACATCTGAAAAGTATTTTTCATGTATTGCAAGAGCTTCATCAAGTGTGAAGCCTGAACGCCCCGTCAGTTTTTTGCTCAGGTAGTCAGCGCTGATCCCAACTGCTTTCGCTATGTCTTTCTTCTTTATTTGCCTGCAGGCAATTTCTACTTCCAGTGCCGGATAAGCAGGTTTAACGGTTCTGTATGGCAACTTCTCCTCATCTCCTTCCTGTCCTGAAATTAGGACAGATAATGTGATAAAATATAATCACCGAAGATTATTTTTCATCAACTCTGTAAATTCGATTGCTGTACACCAGCGAAACTCCAAGTGCATCAGCAATTTTTTCGGCAATTCTTCGGCTATCATCTCTTCCGCACATGAAGCACTTTATTGTACTTTCTTTCAGTTCGGTTAAAGACGATAATTCAGCGTAGGTTATGCCTCTTTTTTTTAGTTCACTCTTGACATAGTGTCTAAAATCACTAAACAATATTACACCACCTTTCACAAAAAGAGCCTCATGCTATTGACAAAAGTTGATAAATGATATACTATGTAAGTGTAATAGCAAAACATAGATAACGCTTCAACTTGCAGTTGAGATTTTGTAGTGATTATTTCAACTGTTGAATTTATATCAACTTTGTGATTTTAATTATAGTTGAAATTTTATCTATTGTCAATACAAAAATAGAAATTTTATCAACTTTGTGCATGTGCACAAATAGGAAGGTGTTTCTATGTCAACTTTAGATAAAATACAAGCATTGCTAAAAGAGCAGAAGAAAACACAGAAGGATCTAATGGATTATCTCGGACTGGAAAAAAGCACATTCACAACTTGGAAATCGCCCAAAAGCAAAAATAAATCTTATAAAAAATACATTAAAGAAATAGCTGAATTTCTGGGTGTTTCAACTGATTATCTACTCGGAACCGAGCAAGATGACAGCGTAAAAGCTTACGATGAGCACGGAGAACCACTATTTATAGATGATGAGGTCAGAGAAATAGTTGACAGCCTCCGAACCCGCCCAGAAATGAAAATCCTCTTTAGTGCCAGCAAAAAAGCAACTAAAGAGGATATAATGAAAACTGTAAAAATCATT